CCTATAATCATTATATCATTTGACCAAGGACTCAAATAACATCCACTAGCAGCTATAGGTTTATTGTCTTTCAATAAAATAAAAAATTTACCATTATCAAATCTTTTTTTCTTTACTATACAATACATTAAAGATGCTGGTGTTTTATCCCAATTTTCCCAATGTATATTTTTTGATGCTGAACTATAGTCTTGTTCGGAAAGTTTACAAATTTGTTTTAAAACATTTTCGTGTTTCATCCAGTTGTTACTGTCTATTTCTAATATTTTAATATTACTCATTCAAACCTTTTTCAATTATTCTATTTGCAACTGTTTCAAAGCTTTCATTTAGTATTGATATTTTAAATAGTAATCTTTCTTTATTACCATTTTTAACACTATGTGGTTGTGTCGTATTTAATAAAGCGTTTTTATAAAAGTAATCTTTGTCGTTTATTGTTATGGCTGTATTATCATCACTCAATAAAAAATTTAAAGAACATTTGGTTGTGTTATCTGTATGAGTGCTTATGATAGCGTTAGGTTTTAACCAATAGAATCTAGGAGTACCTATGACATCAAAATCTTTCATAATTTCTTTTATATATTCGCCATTATACATACTGACTTTCCATTCTGTAAACACTCTTAAAGGGTAACGGCTATCAGTATGATATTTTGATATTTTTTTAGCTTCTTCTGTTTCTTTTAAAATCAAATCTTTTTTAAGTTCGTAATTTAAATGTAATAAAGGTTCCATAATTATCATTGAGTTTAATAATATGTAACTATTTATGCTGTATAAATAATACTATTAAAGGAGTGAATATGGCGATTACAATTAATGGTAAAGAATATGATGAAACTAAGTTCAGTGATAAATTGAAAAACTACATCATAGCAAGACAAGAAATACAAAACAATAAGACAAGATTGCTTATTGAAATTGAGAAAATAGACGTTTTAACTGAATACTATAACAATAGAATTATAGAAGAATTAGGTATAGAGGTTAAGGAAACTAAAGAAACAAAATAAATGGCAGCTGTAGCAAACCTATCAATAGACCAAGGCGCAACATTTACATCAGATATAACCGTAAAAGACATAAACGGAAACGTATTTGATTTGACTGGTTATACGGCCGTTGCAAAACTGGCCAAAGGGTATTCATCTACAAGAACAAGAACAGCGATGACTACTACTTTTGCTACGGACAGAACAACTGGTGTTTTGACTATTTCTTTAACAGCTAATCAAACAACCGCTCTGGACGCAGAAAGATACGTCTATGACGTTGAAATTACCTCTAGTACTGGTTCAGTTACAAGAGTTTTAGAAGGAATTATTACCGTTAGACCTGAAGTAAGTGTTTAAATTATTCTTTATTATAGATTAAAATTAATATAAATATAAGTAAAAAGAGAGATTTGAATGGCTAACATAACTGCTAGGATCAGTTCACCTACATCTGCTGGACCCCAAAAAGTATCTGTAACGATACCATCTGGTGCCACATTACAAAACAGCTCATTACAATTAAAATTATTAGGCGATGTAGATACGACAACTGAAGGATTAATTGACGGCTCTTTATTACAATACAGATCAAGCGATCAAAAGTTTGTTACAAGAACAAACATCATTACAACGACAGGAAATTTAACACTTAACGGTGGAGAATATTAATAAATGGCAACTATAATTAAAATAAAAACGTCCAGTGGTTTAGGTAAACCAGCTACAGCCAAAATCGGAGAGCTTTCGTATTCATACGCTGCAGGTGCTTATAACACATTAGGAGATAAACTCTTTATTGGTGTTGGGCCAGTTGATGGTAACGGCGATGCGACAACGCAAGAAGTCATTGGCGGTAAGTATTTTACAAATTTATTAGATCATCAACCAGGAGTTTTAACTGCTAGTTCAGGTCTAATTGTTGATGCAAATAAAGCATTAGACGAAATTATTGTAGGAAATAGTACAACAGTTGGTGGCGGAATTAAATTAAATGAAGGTACTAATAACGGTACTGATAATATTATAATTAAAGCTCCGAATACTTTAGCTGCAAGTTACACATTAACTTTACCACCAGATGATGGAACAACTGGCCAGTTTTTAAAAACAGACGGTTCTGGTGTTTTATCTTTTGCAACTGTTACTACAGATTTTACAATTGTCGGCGATACAGGCTCAGACAATTTTGTTACAGGAGAAACTTTAGACTTTGAAGGTAATTCACAAGTTGTAACTGCCGTTTCAGGTAATAAAGTATCTTTTTCAATTGCTAATAGTTCAATTGGCACAACACAGTTAACAGATGCTGGTGTTACAAACGTAAAATTAGCAAATTCTACAATCACATTAGGAAGTTCAACATTAACTTTAGGTTCAACAACAACTGATATTGCAGGTATTACATCTTTAGTAGTAGATGACATTACAATTAATGGCCAAACAATCTCAACAACGGCTTCAAATAAAAATATTGAATTATCTCCTCACTCAACAGGAACAGTTACAGTTCCTTCAGGATATAAAGACAGAGCAGGATTTACAGATAACTCTTTAGCAAACAAAGCATACGTAGATTCAGTATCACAAGGTTTAGATGTTAAAAATTCTGTTGAAGCAGCTACAACTACAAATTTATCAGCAACGTATTCAAACGGCACCGCAGGCGTAGGCGCTACATTAACTTTTGGTTCTGCTGTTACAACTTTAGATGGATACACACTTGTTAATGGTGATAGAATTTTAGTTAAAGACCAAACAAATGCTTTTGAAAATGGTATCTATACAAGAACATCATCTACAGTTTTCACAAGAGCAATTGATGCCGATACTTCAAGTGATTTATCTGGCGGAGTATTTGTATTCGTAGAACAAGGTACATTAAATGGTGATAACGGTTATGTATTTACACACAACGGTGCACCAACAATAGGCACAACAAATTTACCTGTTTCTCAATTTTCTGGTGCAGGACAAATTACAGCAGGTGCTGCTTTAACAAAATCAGGCAATCAACTAGACGTAGCTGTAGATAATAGTTCAATAGAAATTACTGGTGATGCTTTAAATGTAAAAGCTTTAGGTATTACAAATGCTATGTTAGCAGGTTCTATTACAAGAAGCAAACTTGCAAATCCATTTATAAGATTAGCGGATGAATCTTCTACAATAGGACAAGTTTTCTTAGAAGATACTTTAGAATTTTTAGCAGGCGAAGGAATTAATACAACAGTATCACAAAACAGAATTACAATATCAGGAGAATTAGCAACTTCATCAAACGCTGGTGTTGCCTTTTTCCCTACTGCAAACTTTTTAGTTACAAGTGGTTCAGTAGCAATAACAACAATAGACGGAGGAACATATTAATGGCATTTTTAGCTTGGCACATAATCGCAATACTTACAGTTATGGCCGGATCATTTTTGATTGGTTACAGTTTAGGCAAAAAAGAAGATAGAAGAAATTACAATTATATTGATAGATTAAAAAATATATTTAAAAAATAATTTATTATGACAACTGTATTTAAACCAAAACGCTCAGAAGTAGCAGCCGCAATACCTACATCAGGTCAATTAGAAGCCGGCGAAATAGCACTCAATGTAACTGACGGTAAATTTTATACTAAAACTACAGCTGGTGTTGTAAAAGAAGTTGGTGGTGCTGGTGCAGTTACACTTCAAGGTGTTACAAATATTGGTGCTACAACTACAAATGACATTATATTAAATGGTGCAGATTTAATATTTGAAGGAAATATTGAAAACGCTTTTGAAACAAGTTTAACGGTTGATGAACCTACAAGTGATAGAATAATAACTTTACCAAATCAAAGCGGAACAGTGGCAATGGTTGATGATGCATTAGCATTGTCAATTGTTTTCGGAGGATAAATTAAAAAATGGCAAGTACATTTAAAAATGCAGGTATGACAGTTATCACTTCAGATAATGCAAGTGCTAATTTATACACTTGTCCATCTGCTACAACGGCCGTTATTCACGCATTGTACATATCAAATAAGAGTGCTACAAATGTGGCCAATGTAG